GATCGGGGTCACCGAAGGCGTGCTCGCCGTCGCTAAGAAAGCCTACGACGCCAACAAGTCCGCGATCGAGAAGGCGGCCGAGGCGCAAAAGAAATGGGTCGCCGCGGGGGCCGAGATTGCCTCCGTGGGCACCGGCCAGTTCCAAGTGCTGAACCGGCTCGGTGACGAGTGGGCGGATTATCTGGCGGGCCTCGTCAAGGCGGGGGCGTCTGAGGCGGCCGTCGCGCTGCGCTTCCATTTGACCGACGCGGAGATGAAAGCGCTCGTCGTCAGGTTCGAGACGCTGCAGCGCGTGCAGGGCCTGAACAATCAGACGACCGTCGCCACGGGCGAGATCCTCTCGAAGCTCGGGAAAGAAGCGACCGACACCGACGCGAAGCTGATCGGCCTGGCCCTCACGCTCGATCGCATGCACGACATCGAGCGCGGCCTGCCGCTGACGGAGCTCGGGGCGCTGCCGACCGGGTTCAAAGAAGATTTCAAGGACAACCTCGCCGCGACGGAGCGGGCGACCAAACGCGTCGACGACGCCTTCAAAGCGATGGCCGACACGCTGCGCAGTCTCGGCGAAGCGGCGGGCGGGACCTTCGGCATCATCCTCTCAGGCCTCGGCTCCGAGATCGATCTGCTGCATAAAGCGATCGACGCGGCCGGCGTCCTCAAAACCAAGGGCGCGGCCGCCACGCAGGACGACATCGACCTGGCGAAGCTCACGAAAAACTCGGCGATCTACACCGGCCTCGCCATCGGGTTCGGCGCGGCCGCGTCCGCGATTCCCACGGGCGGCAAGGCCAGTCGCGGCCAGATCATCGCGCACGATGCGTTCTATGGCGCCTCCGCGGGCGCCGCCGCCGGCGCGGCGATCGGCGCGCACAGCGGCAACCCCTGGCTGGTCGCGGGCGGCGCGGCCGCCGGCGCCGTCGTCGGCTTGATCCGCAGCGGCCAGGAGTGGCGCCAACTCTCGCACGACATCGCGCGCGACTTCCAAAACCTGCAGGTCAGCGACGACTTCGCGCACCTGATCGCCGACCTCGAGGATACGACCGGCCTCGGCAGCGCGCAGGTCCTCACGACGCAACTCGACAAGCTGATCGAACAGGCCGGCGGCCTCCGCGCCGACAACGTCGACCTGTTCTTCAGCAAGCTGCATGACGGGTTCTCGATGGTGCAGCGGAACGAATTGTCGACGGTGCAGCTGACGCAGGTCCTCGACAAGAATTTCGGCGCGTTCGTCGAACAGAGCACGGACCGGATCGGCCTGCTCAGCGAGGCGATGCTCGAGATCATCCAGCTCGACGCGTTCTTCGGCACCGGGTCAAAAGCCATCGCCGCCTACAAAGCCGCGCAGCTCCAGGATGTCGTCCTTCCGAACCTGACGGCGCTGCTCACGCCGGCGAAAAAGGGCGGCACCGGGTTCGTCGCCGACAGCCAGGCGTCGGCCGACGCGCTCGTCGGATCGCTCGGAGCCGCGTTCGTCGCCATGCAACGCCAGGGCGTGCCGCTGCTGACGATCTTCCGCCAGCTGGGGCCGCTCGTGACGACGCTCGAAGGGCAACTGAAGAAACTCGGGCTGACTGGCGGCGCCGCGTTTGCCAAAATCGCCGGGCTCGCGGACCTAGCGAAAGACAAATTCGCGGGCCCGCTGCTGACCGCCGCCGAGAATTTCCAGGGCATCCTCGTCGGCCTCGAGAACGCGCACGCGCTCACGCCGGATCTGTTCGGGTCGATCAGCCGCTCCGTGACGGAGATCTTCGACAAGCTGGTCGCCAAGGGGAAAAACGCCGAGCAGGTGCTGCTGCTGATGCAACCCGCGCTGCAGACGATCTTCGAGCTGCAGGAGCGGGGCTTTAAGGTCGACGAAAAAACGCAGGCGCTGCTCGACCGCGCCGAGAAGCAGGGCGTCATCGGTGATCAATTCAAGAGCGTCGGCGAACGCACCATCGCGCAGCTCGAAGAAAGCAACCGCTACCTGTTCGCCATCGCGGCCGCGTTCGGCTACAAGCTGCCGCCGAAAACGCCGAAGCCCGGCCCCGGCGACCCCGGCCCCGCGCGTCCCGGCCCCGGCGACACGCAGACGCCCGGGGGCCCCCTCGATGTGCTCGATGGCGGCTGGACCGGCGGCCTGATTACCGCCTTCGGGATCCAGCACTTCAACAAGGGCGGCCGCGTGCTGCCGTTCGCCCACAGCAGCGACACCGTCCACATCATGGCGACGCCGGGCGAAATGTTGATCACCGAAGCGCAGCAGCGATCGATCGGCGACGCCATGCTGGCTGCGCGGGCGACCGGCGGCGAGACCCACGTCCATCTCCACGTCGGCACCAAAGAAGTGGCGCACGTCGTCCTCGACGAAATCCAGGCGGGCGGCGCCGTGCGATCGAAGTTCAACGCCGCGGTGCGGAAGGCAAGCTGATGGCCGACGTCCCGGCAATCTACGCGCGCGGCACCGACGAGATCGGACACCTGGCCACCGTCACGCTGAGCGGCGCGACGGCCAACAGCCGCTACCCGGTCACCAACGTGCAGCTCCGGAAACCGTCCACCGTGTTTCTGACGAGCACGACCGGCACCGTCGTCGATGTGCTGTACGACCACGGCGCGGCCGTCGACGCGCAGCTGTTCTCGCTCGCGCATCACAACATCCCGGCCGGCACCAACGTCCGCATTCAACGCAACGCGACCAACGCCTGGGCGACGCCGACGATGGACGGCGCCGTCGTGATCGCGACCTATCCGCAAGCCGGCCTCCCGTACCCGGTCGGCGTCGACCTGACGGCCGTCGTCGGGTACAACGGTGCGACCGGCCTGCGGTGGACGCGGCTGCACATTCCGATTCTGTCGCAGAAGGTCGGCCTCGGCGCCGCGAGCCTCTGGGCCGCGAAACGCACGGACCTGACCAACGTCCGGTATCCCGTCAAGGACCAGGAGCGGCAGCCCGAGAGCCGCTGGCCGACCGCGTACGGCGCGCAGATTCGGTACCCGCTCGGGATTCGCCTGCGCGCGCAACCGTTCGTCTTCCGGCACCGCGACGCCGGCTATGACGCGTTCCTGACGTTGTTTCGCGCGGGCGGGCCCTTCCTCTGGTGGCGCGACCCGACCGGCAGCGACGCGCGGCTCTGCCTCTTCGACAGCGACACGATGAACTTTGAACTGCCCGTCAACACCGTGCACGACGTCTCGGACATCATGCGCGAGCTCGGCGCCGGCCTGGCGATCCCGACCACGTAATGGCCTGCGCCCCCTGCGTGAAACGACGCGCCGACCGCCAAGCGCAATGGCGGGCCGCCCAAACGCGGCCGCCGCCGGCGCCGCCGACGGCGATCCCCGACGAAGCGCTCTGGCGACTCACGCAGGCGATCCGCACCTGGCGCGAAGGGCTCGCCCTGTGGGCCGTCGCCGTCGACGCGGACCCGCACCCGGCGGCCCGCGCCAGCGCGCGCCGCCAGATTCACGCGTGGACGACGGAGCTCGCCGCCGCCGAGCGCCGCGTGGTGCTCGGATGACCGCGATCCGCGCGCACGAGGCCGCGACCTTCCTGGTCGGCTGCGTCATCGCCGGCGCGCTGTTCAGCATCGCCCTCGCGCTCTGGAAGCTGGCGGCCGCGGTGCAAATGCTCGCCTGGGAACTGAAGCCATGAGCATCCCCATCGGCTCGCTGATGTTCTCGGTCTTCAACCCGGACTGCGCCAGCCAGTTCGTCAGCCCCGCCGGCGTCGTCCTCACGCCGCCGGCCAGCAACCCGACGCATTGTCCGTACGGCGGGCCCGAAGAGGGCCTGCTGGCGCTTGACGACGGGACGATCGGCATCACCAACTTTCAGAACTATCGCGAGGGCACCTTCGATGATCAGCTGACCCCGCTCGGCACCAACGCCGCGGCCGACCTGTACAGCATCGCCTCGAACTACACCGATGCCTTCTATGGCGTCAGCAACCTCGGCACCTTCGGCGTGACGCCGATCAAGGTGCAGAAGTTCAGCCGGACCTGCGTCTTCGGCACCAGCTGGAGTCTCGGCATCACGCGCGACGCCAACACGTATGCGCTCGGCGTCGCCCCCGACGAATCCGTGGCGTACTACGCCGGGCACGGGTCGCACACCGTCACGCGCCGCGACCTGGTTGGCGCGTCTTCCTCGAGCTTCGCGACTGAGGCCTCGCTCACCATCAGCCGCGACAATTCGATCGTGGTCCTCCGCAACAGCGAAGTGCTGATCGGCTGGCGCGGCGGATCGCCGGTCGTCAAGCACTACTCGGCCGCGGGCGCCGTGCTCCACACCTACACGCTGCCGGGCTCGCCGGAATGTGTCACACCCGGCCTCGACGATACGAGCTTCTGGGTGTCGTACTGGACGAGCGTCGTCGAATTTCAGCGCATCCGCATCAGCGACGGCGCGGTGCTCGACACGTTCGCTGGCGGCGACGGCAGTACCGGCTACCAATGGGATGCGCCCTTCGGCGTCGTGCGCGTGGAGATGGAACCCGCGCCAGGCACCGTCGGCGTCGCGCCGTGCAGCCAGTGCTGCGACGATAAAGAGATTCTCCTGACGTACGGCTTCGATGACGGCGCGCCGCTCAGCGACTACTTCGTCGAGACGGCCGTCGGCGGCCGCACGGAGATCGCGCACTGGCTCGACAGCGACGTCGACGAGTGCCTCAATCCACGGCTCGCGTTTGCGATCGGCCTGATCCAGGAGGGCGTCATCTGATGTTCCTCCTGCAGGAGATCCGCGGCGTCGACACGGACACCGGCGACGCGTATCCCATCGTCGGCCTTTATTGGGACGCCCCCGACTTAGTCGTGCTCATTCCCGAGGCCGCGCTCGCGGCGCTGACGCTCGAGGTCTACCGCGTGCGCAACGTGCCGTACGGCGCGGGCCCGCGGATCAAAATCGAAATGCGCGGCTCCGTCTCGTCGTTCGACGAAGACGGTACCTCGCAAGAGGATGGCTGGGTCGAGCTGCGGATCAACTGCCGCCCGTACCAGGACGGCGATGACTTTGCGACGATCGACCCGGCCTCGGAACCCACCAAATGCGAGCACGGCAAAACCGGGCTCGACATGTGGAACTTCACCGGCTGGCGGATCGGCGTGTGGGATTACACCGATCAGCTCGATTGCGTGTACCTCTCCGAGTTCTCGAACTATTGCCGCGAGCAACCGCAGACCGGCACGCCCGGCGAGTGCGATCCCCCGGGCCCGGGCGGCGCGTCCTTCGATGGCGGCGCGTCGGGCCCGCTGCGCACGCGCGCCGGCGGCTTCCCGGCCGTCTACGCGGCGTTCACCGGCGGCGGCATCCCGGCGACCGCGGCCGACGTCGTCGACCCACAAACGCTCGCGGCCATCGTGGTCCCCGTCGTCAGCTTCGACCTGACGCTCTGCGACGCCTCGGTCGTGCGCTACGCGAAAACGATCATCACCTGGCCGGCGCTCGATCCGCCGCGCGACACCGTCACGCGGTGGGGGGATATCCCGTACCCGCTCTCCGATCGCTTCGGGAACGTGCAGGCGCAGACCTGGGAAGTCTCGATCGCGGACCCGAGCGGCGAGCTCCGCGGCTGGCTGGCCAGCGGCACGAATCGGTTTTATAAACGGTGGACCGGGCAGCTCTATCTCGAGGACGACACGAAACGCCAGGCCGGCACCGCGCGCCGGGCCGTCGCCCGCGGCCGCTGCATCACCGTCCGCACCGATGAAGACTTCGTCGTCACGCTGGTCTTCAGCGACGAATTGAGCCGCCACGATTCGCCGTACTCGCTCGACCGCGAGCTCCCGCACGTCGGCATCGGCGAGGTCTACGGCGTCGACCTGACGGGGCCGAGCGGCCTGCGCTGCACCGCGGCGCCCGAGGACCACGTCGCTGAGCAACCGCTGCCGCTCCTCTTCGGCGAACCGTCCGACGAATATCGATCCGCGGAGAATCCGCCGACGACGCCGATCGGCGTACACAAGCTGCGCGACGTCGGCGACTTCCTACTCAACGGCTCGGAGGCGTGGATGGGCTTTGCGGTCTGCCTCTACGCCTGCCAGGCCATCACCGCGATCTTCGGATCCGATCAACATCCCGACTGCCCGGCAAGCGTGCGCCTCGACCCGAATGACAACACGTTCCTCATTCCCGGATGGGGCGATTGGGACAGCTACTTCACGACGCGGCATCTCGACCTGGTGCGCGGCGGCGTGACGTATCGCGTCACGATGCTCTTCGGCAAGGGCCCGGTCGCGCGCGCGCACCGCGAGGGGAAGGTCCCGCTCTCGGTCAACGTCCGCGGCTGCGAGACCGTCGGCGACAGCACCGGCGATCTGATCGATGACGCCGCGTACATTGTGCAGCTGCTGCTCGATCATCCGATCCTGCGTAGCACGACCACCGGCGAGTGGGGCGCCGTCGCCACGTTCGCCGACGGCGTCGCGAAGATCAAAACGACCGACTTCGCCGCGGTCGTCGCCGTGCACGCGGCACGTCTGAGCGCGCGCTATCGCGCCGGCGTCATCCTCGACGAACGGCGCGCGGCCCGCGACTGGCTCGCGCAGATTCTCGTCAGCGCCGACATGCGGCTCGGCACGTCGAACCACCACGGGCAGATCACCGCGCGCACGTTCAACGACGCGGCAAACATCACGACGATTCCGCGCTACACCGCCGTCGAGCATCTGCGCGCCGACAGCTTCAAGCTCGGCTCGGAGCTCAACGCGGAGCTCGAGAACAAGGTCGAGTACGAATACGGCCCCGAACCCGCGGCCGGTCGGATGCTCGGCGTGCGGCGGCCGCTGGCCGCCCCGCAGTCGATCGCCAATTGGGGCGACGTCTACAAAGCCGAACCGATCACCTTCGTCGCGATCTATCGGCCCGAGGTCGGCGCCGACGTCGCGGCGCGGCGCCTCATCGCCACGCAGGACGGCATCACCCGCGGCGTCTTCACGATCGACCTGCAGGGCGGCGATCTCGACACGCAGATCGTCGCGCTGACGCATCGGGCCGGCCTCGGCACGACCGGCTGGACCGATCGCCTGCTCCTGGCCACCGACCGCACGCTCCACGTCAACGAGGAGGGCGACCTCGCCGCGACGATCGCCTGGGAAGATCTGCAGGCGGCGCTCGTGCAGGCCGACGGCACGACACCACGCGTCGGCTTTCGCCCGCTGCGCACCGACGGCAGCGGCACCTTGCTCGGCAGCACCGCCGCGGGCACGGGCTCGCGGCTCGGGTAGAAAAAGGTAGGAACAACCATGAGTGGCTATGCGACGCCCGACACGCTCACCGCGGCCGACGACTTCGCCGCCGAACAGTACGCGAAAGTGCGGCAGGCGATCCTCGCCGCCGTCTACCACCCGCGCACGTCGGTCGGCGGCTCGCGCAGCTTCGCGCTGACGGGGACCGGCTACCAGGACGCGTTCGACGTCGTGCCGATCGTCGTGCCCGACGCGGACTCGGCCGGCGCCGTCATCACCGTGATCGCCGACTGCAAGTGTGCGAACGCCGCGACGACCGTCACGCCCAAGATCCGCAACGTCACCGACAGCACCGACGCCGTCGTCGGATCGGCCGCGGCGTCGACGAGCTGGGCCACGCAGGTCCTCAGCTGGACCCCGGTCGTCGGGAAAGAGTATCGGCTGCAGTTCGTGAAATCGGATGACCTCTATCCGTGCTGGGGCCTCGGGGCGCTGCGGCGATCGGCGGCCTAGGGAAGGAGGGTAGGCGGGCCGATCGCCCCGTGGAGGGGCGGGAAACGGCGGGAATCGAGCACACAAGACCAAGGGGGCAGACATGGGGTACGGGCTGATTTGGACGGAGCGGGTGTATCGGCCGGCGGCGCATTGGGACGGCGCGACGGCGTTCGGCTTGTTCGACCACGCGGCCAGTACCGACAACCCGACGCCGGCGTCGCTCGCTGGGTCGAACCAACTGCTCGCGACGCTCGACTTTACCGACAGCCAGACGACCTATGCACGGCTGCATCACCGGCTGCCGACCGACTGGTATCCCGGCGGCGCGATCGACGTGCGACTGCTGTGGCTCACGCCGGCGACGTCGGGCAACGCCATCTGGACGCTCGAGACGGCGTATCGCGCCGAGGCCGGCGTCGGCACGCTCGACCCCGCGTTCAACACCGCGGCGACGGTCACCACCGCGGCGCCGGGCACCGCGAATCGCCTGACGTCGTCGGCCTTCCTCGCGCTCAGTAAAACCGGCGCGCCGACGACGGCGCCCGTCGAGTGCCTGCTGTTCCTCCGCATCGGGCGCAACCCGAGCGCCGGCGGCGACACGATTGCCAACACCGCACGCCTGGTCGGCCTCGAGCTGACGTATCAACGCCTCGTCACGGTGGGGCCGTAATGGACGCGACCGCGGCCGGCCTCGTGGCCGTCGCGATCGGCCAAGTCGCCACCCTCGTCACCTTCATCGCCAATGGCTACTTTACGCGCCGCCGCGAAACCGCGAAGGCGCTGCGCGAGGACGAGCTCGCGGCGCGCAATCGCCGCTGGCTAATCGAAGACCGGGCCGCGCTCGCCGCCACGCTGCAGGCGAAGGTCGAGGCGACGGCCGCGACCGTGGCCGCGACGGCGGAACGGACGGCGTCGGCGCTCGCGGTGAAGGTCGCCGACGACCAGCGCGCGGCCGCCGCGGAAACGCGGGCGCACGTCGACAAGATCGTCGGCGCGGTCGCCGTCGTCGGCGACAAGGCCGACGCCGCGTTCACCGAAGCCAACTCCGTCAATCTGAAGATCGAGGCGTACGGCGCCGGCCTGACGGAGCTCGCGAAGGCCACCAAGCACGAGGGCTCGTCGTGATCGATCGCCGCGCGGTGCGCACGCGCAACGCCCGCTACGAACGCGTCGGCCGCCGCGCCGACGACGGCCTCGAGCCGTGCTGGTTCGTCGTGCCGCGACCGCGGCCGCTCTGGATCACGGAGCGGGGCGAATTGTGCAACGCGCTGGCGTTTACGCAAGGGCATCAGCGGGACGCCGCCGCGTGTCTGCACCTCTCCGACCGCGTCTTCAAGTACAAGCTCAAAACGCATCACATCCCGCTCGGCAATGAGTTCGGGGCGGGCCGCAAACTCCCGCGCCTCCACCCGCACAAACCCAGGAGATCTCCATGACCGTCCGCACCCGCGATCGCCTCTCGCTTCTGCTCGCCGGCACCGTCGCCGTCGGCATCGCGCTCGGCTGGCTGCCGAGTCTCCGCGCGCAGCCGCCGCCCACCGCGATTGATCTGCGCCAGGTCGTCGTCGACGGCGGATCGCCGGCGGACCTCGCCGACTGGCCGCCGACCGTGACCATCACGCGCGTCACGATGGCGCCCGGGCTCGACGGCGGCCTGAGTCTCGAGACGGCCGCGCCGATCCCCGAGCGCTGGAAATGGCCGAGCAATCCCGCCGTGCCGTCGGAGAATTATCAGTACACGGTCTGGCCGATCGTCTTCGTCGACGGCCGCTGGCACGGCGCCGGCATTGTGCAGATGTGGCAGGGGCGCGCGTCGACCGGATCGGGCTGGCTCGGCTTCTGGCGCAGCTGGGTCTACGACGATCGCTGGGGCGCGATGCTCAACTACTATCCCACGGCCGGCGACCGCGTCGGCCTCGTGCTCAGTGCCGGCAATGCGCGCGGCCGCGGCGACGTGTCAAGTGTGCGCGAGCGATCGAATCTCGTCGAGTTTCGCGTGCCCGCCAATGACGTCGGCACGTTCACCTTCGGCGCGCCGGTCCCACCATCACCACCGCCGCCGCTGCCGCCCGCCGACGACGTGGCCGCGCGGCTGACGGCGCTCGAGCACCGTGCGCGGGTCGAGGACCTGGCCGGCGTGATCCAAACGCTCAGCACGACGCAAGCCGATCACGCGGCCGCGATCGCGGCGCTCACCGCGCGGCCCGTGGTCGCGCACTGCCGCGGCGCCGTGCGCGTCTTCGGCGTCAGCGTCAGCGTGCGCGACTGCGAGCTCGTGCCATGACCGGCGATGCCTTCGTGATTCTGCAGGGCGAGATCGACGCGCTCACGCTCTTGAGCAACAACCTGCGCCAGGCGCCGATCCGCGGCCCGTGGTTCCGTGAAGGCCTGCGCGCCGTCGCGCGCGACACCGCGGAGCAGCTCGACGAGATCCGCGACCGCCTGCGCGAGGTCCTCGCCGTCGCCGGCGGCCGCGCGGCCGCCGTGCTCGTCGCGCTCCTCGTGGCGACCGCCTCGTGGGCGCAATGCGTGAAGCCCTGCGATCCACCGCCCACGTGTCTGAAGAATTGCGATCCGCCGACCTGCGTCAAAAATTGCGACACGGTCCCGCCGCCGAACGACCCCTGCGTGAAAAACTGTCCGCCGCCGCCGAGCGACCCGCAGGCCCCGTATCAAATGACCGTCGGCGATCTCTATAGCTCCTGGCGCGGCAACGACCTGGCGGCCACGATCGGCACGAAGGCGGCCGTGAGCGGGCTCCAAACGTTGCTGAACAACGTCGATGACCCCGGCGTGAACCCATTCGGGGCGGGGGCTCTCAACTATGAGCACCTGATGCGCGGGAGCGCGGATCCTCGCAATTGGTTCGCGCCGCGGCTCGGCCGCTTCGATCTCTCCGTCGTCGACTGGCAGACCGTCCGGCTGACGCGCGCCGTCCAAGACGATCCCTGGCAGGTGGGGGCGACGCTGACGTACCGCAGCGTCGTGCCGCACTTCATCGATCTCGAGGCCGCGTTTCTCATCACCGACGCGACGCAATTCGCGCCCCACCACGACGCCCTCTTCTTCTTCGCGTCGTATATGTACAACACCTCCGTGGCGCCGCACTTCCGGGGACGTGCCGGCCCGGACGAGCCCGAAACCTGGCTGACGATTCCCCTCGAGGCCGCCACCAACGCGGGCACGGTGCGCCACGTCAGTGCGGTGCCGTTGCTCTACGATCCGCCGAACACCTTCGACGCGGCGTACAGCTTTTTCTCGACCGACTGGCCCCGCTTCACGCAACCGTTCTACTGCGGCTTGGCGGAACCGGGCATGGTCTACGAGATCATGTTCGACCGCGGCTCGACGCCGGTCGACGAGATGCGGTGGGTGATCTACCAAACGAAAGTGATCGACGGCACAACGCCGCATCCGGCCTGGGATTGGGAATACATCGTTCACCAACCGGTGTCCGGGCAGACGTACGGCTTCCGAGCGCGCATGGGTTGGCGCGCGGGTACGCTCGCAGATTGTCACGCGGATTACGTCGCGTGGGCCGCGAGTCTCCCGCGCTGACCGCCGCACGGTCAGCTCAGCCGCAGCGCGATTACAAATTCAAAAATGATCGCGGCGCGCGGCCGGGCGTAGACTCGGAACTTCCCGTGGAGGTTTCAACACATGGCTGACGAAGTGACGACGAGCGTTGTGCAGGTGCACGTCGCGGGCGATCTGCATCTCAACGTCTACACGGGCCACGCACCGATCCTGGTGCAGAGCCTGCAGCGTGTGGAGGCGGCCCTCGAAGTTCTGCGGGGTCAAGGAGTGCAGCTTATGGCAGACAGTGCCGTCGTCACCGTGCAACTCGATCGGCTCAACCTCGTGACCAACGACATCGCGAGCACCATCGACACCGTCGTCGCGGCCGACGCCGCCGAAGACGCCGCGTTCCGCGCGGAAATTCAGCGCCTCAACGCTCTGCTCGCCGCCGGCGAGACGATCACGCAGGAGCAACTGAATACCGCGGCCGCGATGATCAGCCAGAAAAACGACGCGCTCGAAACAGTCAGCGCGCAGCTGAAGACGATCGGCGCGACGTCGACCGATCCGCTGCCCGAGCCGGCGGCGCGCAAGAAGCACTAGGCAGGCAGAGACGGTGGGACGGGGGAGCGTCGCTCCCTCGTCCGTCAACGTTACCTCGTGGCGGTGGCCTTCCGGCTGCGCGTCGTCGCCCCTTCCACGAAGGGGAACGGCGTCACCCGCAGATTGCCGACCGACTCGGTGGGGATCCAGGCGATCTCGCCCGTCCGCCGGTCGATGCAGCGCTCGACGGGACTGAAGCCGATCATGTTCCCGGTGCGATCGATCTCCACGGTCCCGATGCCTTCCAGGTCGCCGTAGTGGAGCTGGGCGTACTCGTCGCTGGCGGTCAGGGTCCCGACGGGCAGATTGCCGTAGTCGGCGGGCTTGGCGGCGGCGAGCAGTTTCTTCGCGAGGGCAAGCAACATGATGGACCTCCTCGGTTTGAACGGGTGTTCAAACGGTGTGACGGTTCAGGAGTCTACACCCGCGAGGGGCTGGCAGGAATTCGAGCGAGTCGGCTGGCAGGCGCGTCGCAACCCCTGAAACAGTGACGATTCGCGCGTGGACGCCTTCGCTTGGCTTGGGCTCATAACCCAAAGGTCGCGGGTTCAAATCCCGCCCCCGCAACCAACTTTTCCTCAGCAAATTTGCGAATCTGCACTTTCCTGATGCCGGTTCGATCCGCAGACCGAGCGACAGAATTCCATAGCAATCTACCGAGGTTTCGCTCGCGCCGGCTGGCAGTCGGTGGGCTGGCAGTCCGCGTCAGGCGAGCTTCAGCTTCCGTCGGCCGACGGTCTTCGTGAGCAGCGCGAGCAACACCGGCGCGTAGTGCTTCCTCGTCGTCTCGATCTGACGATGCCCGAGCAACCCTTGGAGATCGCCGATCGACGTGCCCGCGAGCAGATGATCGATCGCGAACGTGTGCCGCAGGTTGTACGGCCGCACGCCTGTCGGCCAGCCGTGCCGCCGCAGTGTTTTGCTGAAGCTGCGACTATCGAACGCGCCCCATGCGTCGGCCGACGCGAACGCTTTCCACGCGTGCACCATGTCACGCGTCAACGGTAACGGGATCGCGTGGCCGCCTTTGCCGGCGCGGACGAACCAGATGCGACGCTTCAGATCGACGTCGGCCCGCGTCGCGCGCATGATCTGCGAGGGTCGCTGACCGGTCGTCGCGCGAACAAGAAACCGCGCGCGGGCTTTCGCCGGCTCCGCGTACTTGACCAAGGCGAGCGTGCGCTTCGGGCCGTGGCGCTTCTCGCCCGTCTTCCCCTTCTTCAAACTGGCGGCGACCTTGCGAATCGTGTCGATCGGCACAGGGGTCGGATGGGGATCCTCCGGCTTCGGGACCTTCACGCCTTTGAGCGGCGGCCGCGCGTGTGCGCCGTCGAGCGCCTGATAGAGCTCGCGGAGGACCCGGCGCCGGTGCCGGATCGTGCGCGCGCTCTTGCCGGCGGTGAGCCAGGCACTAAACGCGGCGCGGACGTGTGAGGGCCGGATGTTAGTGCGCTTGAGAGGGCCGATGAAGGGTAGCCAGGCGGACAGATGGGAGCGATCGGACTTATAACTGGCGCGGCCTTCGATCTGTTTCAGCCGGCGCGGGAGATCACTGGCGAAGGTGCCGCGCTCCGGGACCGGTTCGTCGATCGCGCGCGTCTCGTCGCGGTCCTCCATCAAGTCGGCCCGGGTGCGCGCCTGCCAGCCCTTCATTGTCTCGAGCGGCGTGTCGGGCGCGAAGCGTTGTTCGCGCTGAATCCGCCCGACCTTCACAGTCGCGGCGACGCCGTACTGATCGCGGTAGATGCCGCGGGCGATGCGGACGCGCCGTCTCGTCTTCATCGGCGTCTACTGAATCGTGATCATGCCGGCGTAGTCGCGCACGAGCAGATCCGTGAGGGATTGGGTGCCACTCAGGCCACCCACATTGAACGCGTGTGTGTCCGTCCATTGAACCGGGGTAGTCCGATTCCGGACGCCACGCGCGACGGTGAACCGCTTCGACACGATCGCGCCGCTCCCGTTGACGCCGGGCAAACTGTCGGGCCGATCGACCCAGAGACCGAGTTGCCCGGCCCCGTAGGTCCCAATCGTGAACACGGCGAGCGCGTTGTTCTGTTTCATCCAGTCGCCCTGGATATAGCCCGAATCCTCGACGAGCACGTCGGGGTCGTAGAGCAACGTCGCGCGCACCTTCGCCACATGCCGCGTCGATGCGAAGGCGTTCGCATTCATCGTGAGGGTGATTTCCCCGGCCGTCGTCGTATCGGCGCTCAGGGTGTAGCTGTTTGCGACTGGCGTGCTGGACTCGGGCGTGAACGTGAGGGTTGGCTTAACCGGCGCGGGCGTCGCCGGAGGATTCGTGACCGGGAGCGGCGTCAACGTCGGCGTGGTCGGACTACTACAGGCGCAGGCGAGCAGGGACACGACGACGGCGGAGGCGAGGCGCGTAGACATGGCGAACTTTCTACTGGGCCGATGGGTGGACAGCCGAATCGTTCAGGAGGAGGAGGCACCGACGCGGATAACATCGACGTCGATCGAGCGCACACGTGCAGGGCGCCCAGAACGGAAAGTGCGCGCTGAGGAGCACAAGTTCTCCGGATGCACGCCGCTGCGCGTCGGCGCGTTGTGAAAAGTCAACCCCTGTTATCCCCTTTTTGCTGAGCGCGTGGCTGGTGCTCGTCGCCGAAATTGTCTGAGCGCCTCCGTGGATCGTTTCAGTTCCTCGTCCGTCAGGGGCGCGATGAGCCGCTCGGGTGTGTACTGAAAGAACTTCGCGACGTCGTCCATGCGGTCGATGGGGAAGGGCCGCTCGCCGCGCAGGAACATCGGCACCCACGACGGCGTGCGATCGGCGGCCTTGGCGAAGCGGTGTTTCATGATCCCCCGATCGGCAATCAGGACCGCGATCCGTCGCCGGATGATCTCGTCGGTGCGCACCGCGTCGACACTAGCACCCGCGAGAGTCGCGACCGGCAACAATAGCGTGGCTTCACGTGGCGTACAGAATACTGCACATTCTGAATTGACAACTGCACACAGCGTGCAGTAATCTGCACGCCGTGAACAAGCTAAAAAAGGCACGCGAGCACGCCGAGTTCAGTCAGAGCGAATTGGCGCGACTCGTCGCGGTCCCCCAGGCGACGATCTCGGCGCTCGAAAACGACAAGATCAAACGGCCGTCTCACGACCTGGTGATGCGCATTTGTCGGGCGCTGCGTCGCAAGCCTGAGGACATTTTCCCGGTGGCCGTGGCGTCATGAGCCGTACGGTCGCGATCGCGGCGCCCGACCCGTTCCGCGGCCCCTGGTTCGATGCGCGGACCGCGGCGGCGTATATCCCGTGCACCGCGAAGGGCGGCGGGATCTCGATGCGGGCTTGGCACGCCTGGAAGCGTCGGCACGGCATCATCCCGCGATCGAACGGCTCGGTCGCGAAACGGGATCTCGATCGCGTCCTCAACCGTCAGCGACCACGACGCGTGATGCACCCGGCGAGCCTCCTGAATCTCCGGAAGCGCCCGCCGACCGCGGAGGCGATCGCGTCATGAATTGGCCCTGCTTCCATGCGGCCGACTACGGCCACCTCGCCGCGCGCCATCTCGCGCTCGCCCTCGTCCACGACGACGGGGTCGACGCGGCGCTCGCCGTGTGGTTCGCCCGCAAGGCCGCGCACTTCGGCCTGGCGTGTCTTCGCGCCCCCGGTGTCCCGCTCGCGGCGTGACGTCATGGATCCCACTGTGCCCGACCGGCTCGCGGCGGTGCATCCCCAGATGCTGCGGGCGACGATCGAAGGCGACCGCAAGAAACTTGCGGACCTCCGGCAGGCGATCGGTCAGTTGGTCGCGCGCACGTTCGAGTTGATGGGGATCACGAAACAGGACGCGGCCTATCGGCTGCAGTACCGCGACGCCGGGACGATCTCCCGCTGGTGTAGTGGGACGGAGCGGCCGCTGTTCGACAAACTCTTTAGCTTGGACGGCTTCGACGTCGCCTATGTGTTGGCGATCGCAGAGCGCAATGCCCGCATCGAAGTGCAGACCGTCGTCACAATTCGGCGCACTGGATGAAAGGGTGAAGGTAGACGCTTAAGTAGGGAAGGCAGGAGACCGCGGTTAGTTCATTAGGCCAGCCGCGGCCCCTGGTGTCACAGCAGGACAGGACCAAGGAGCCCGTCAGGCTATGTCAGGTTTCAGTGTACCAAAACCGGGTACCTCGGGGGAGTGGGTGACGACGAGCACGGCCGCCAAAGTATTGGGGGTGACGCCGCGGGGGGTGCGCTGGCTCGCGCGAGAACAGCGCCTGCCCTGCAATCGGACGCCGTCGGGGCAATGGCTATTCTGGCGGCTCGCCCTGATTCAGATTTTGAAGGAGCGGGCGAAGGCGCACATGCAGAGTCGTCAGGAGTTCCTCGCGACCGTGCGCCCGCAGATGCTCCGGGTGGTCGAGCCGCGGCAGGCGCGGTTCCGACTCGTCGGACGGCAACGAGAAAGCGAAAGGTCACTGCCGGAAGCGGAAGTGAAAGGGGCGCGTTCGTTCAGCAAACGCGTCGGGGTCCGATAAGTCACGCTATGTTGACCGACCTGCAGCTCGTCCTCGACTTCCTCCGCCGCGGCCAGATCGAGGCGCTGACGTGCGCCCATGTCTGGATCGATCCCGCGGACCCTCCCATGACGCGAGCGCCGTACTCTCCGGTGATCGGGCCGGGGCGCCACGAAATGACGCCCGGGGCCACCTACGTGTGTCGCCGCTGTGGGGCCACGCTGAGCCCATGACCGATCACATCGTCACGATCCCGCGCGAGTACTTGCCGGCCGAGAGCGCGCACGTCTGGCGCGCGGAATGTTCCTGCGGCTTCAAAAGCGCCAACCGCCTCACCCCGCGCCAGGCCGAACGCGACCGCGACGCGCATCACCACGTCGAGCGCTTCCACGATCATCTCGACGCGTGCCCCCAATGTCGCGATCATCCCTTCGCGCTGTGTCTGGTCGGCCATGAGTTACTGACCGGGCGGGTGGCCTGATGGGACGCCAGCGCAACGCGAAGTGGGTCACGCGGCGGCGACGCTGGCTCCTGGCGCTCGATGTCGCGGAGAAAGACCGGCTGCAGCGCTTGTTCGGCCGACACCGCAGATTCAATCTCCTGCGGCGCAGGACTGGCCGGTCACCAACAACGCGGGAGGGCTGAGTGATGGTCGCACTCGATCTCGTCCTCGACGGCACCTTCGGCGGCAACTGGGCGCCCGGGAATCCCGAGTCGGTGCAACATGTGACGGCGCCGCTGATGGTCGTGGGCTTGCCGCCGGATTCGCAGACTGGGACGTGTGCCGTGCTCTTGAAATTCACGTTGGCAACCGGGGAAGAAGTGATCGCGGAGATCCCCTTGCGGCATCTCCTCATGGCGGCGGCGGCGCTGAAAGCCCGGTACGGGGAACTCTCCCTGCGCACATGAGGCTGGTGCTGCTCACGTCCGTCGTCGCGTTTGTCGCCTCGCTCGCGGGCTATTGGCTGCTGTTGCGCCGTCCCAAACGCCCCGATGTTGGATCCGTCTCGCCGACGTGGCGGAACGAGCACGCCTACGATCGGCATGGAGATCGGCGATGGAAGTGAATCCTGATCCGGACCTCGATGATGACATCGACGATGACGACTGGCCGGACGAGGAGGACGACGAGGATCTCGACGACGACGTCGACGATCCCGACGACGACGATGGCGATGGACTCTGACGCAACCTGTCGGCGAACCCGTCCGGGGAACAGACGGATTCGCCGATCTCGATCAGGAAAGGACGGACGGCGAACGGAGTAGGCGCTTTCCCGGCGCGCACCAACCACACTAACCGAGAACCCCACCGCGGCTGAACGTTTTCGAGGCGGACGCCGCGGCAGGGGCAGTGCGAGGTGCTGAGTGACGGCGAGGTTTATCTATACCAAACGTCTTTTTCAGAAGACAAGGGGCAGCGGCGTCCGGCAGCGCGTTTCTGCTTGGTTTATTTCTCGGAGGTCCGCGAACGTCAGCATTCGCTGCGGTCAGTCATGACCTATCGGCTGTCGATTGCCGAGCGGATCGCCCTCACGACGGAACTAAGGCCGGCAGAGACCAAGGTGCTCCTCGCCCTCGCGTCGTGTGCCCATTTTGAGACCGGTGCGAATGCCCATCCATCCCTTCGAACGCTCACAAGACGGGCAGGGCTCTCACGGGCGACGGTCGTGCGCACCTTGCATCGTCTGGTGCATGCGGAGCCGCCGTGGATTTTCGCGAAGCCCAGACATCGACACGCGACGACCTACGCGATCAACCTCGACCGACTGGCGACGTCGGCGATGGCGAAAGTTCAGATGAGTACTTACAGATCTGAGGCTCAAAATGAGCCGCAAGCTTCACGATCTGAGGCTCAAAATGAGCCGCAAGCTTCACGATCTGAGGCTCAAAATGAGCCTCCGATCCCAAGTACGTACGTACCCCGATCACGTACAAGCGATCCAAGTGCACCGGCGCTGAGCGCGCCGGGACGCTCAGACGACGATCAGGACCAAAACCTAAAAGGCGAAAGTCCGGAGGACGAACATGCTGACGCGCCGTCGTTACGACCGGGAGCCGCCGACCTTCGCGCAGACCGTGGTGATCAGCTTGGACGTGCTGACGCATCACCCGCACGAGGACGCGATGAGCCACCTCGAGCGGATCAAACGGCAGCACCTGGCGCTGGGCTTCGCATACCAGAACGACCAGATCCACCGAGCGCTGCGAGCGCTCGAGCACCGCAGCAGCAATCGTTCGGGCCGATGGCCGTCGGCGACCAGCCGCGGCCGGCGGGCGAATTAACTCCACTCGGCCAGCTCGCGAAGGCACTGCGCGCGGGTCTCGAAAGGAAATCCGGATGAGCACCATCAACGAGAAGCTCGGCCTCAAGCGCGCCGGGAAGCGCCCGATGATGAAGCTCCCCCCGAACAAGATCGAGGCCGCGAAGATCACCTCGGCGCGCTGTCCGATCTGTCAGCACACCGGCGCGCGGCCCTCGAAGACGCAGCCCGGCGCGCTCTACTGCACGTGGTGCAATCACATCTGGGAGCTGACGTGACGAAGAAAACCAGAAGCCTTATTCGACGGCCCGTCAAGAAGGACGACGCCTTCGGGCCGCTCGCGTTCGCGGTGGGGGACTATCTGAAAAGCCTCGGTTGGACGGCCCTCGTGGTCGGGAGTCCGCGCATTCAACAACAGCCGGGCGATCGAGAGTTTAACTACGAGTTCGTCGTGCGATTCACCGGCGGGAAGAAGAAGGCCTGATGTACGCCAAAGACACGACCGTGCCGATCGCGAAAACCCGCAGCGAGATCGAGCTGCTCCTGGAGCGTCACAAAGCGAAGCAGTACGGCACGGCCATCGACTACGACCTCTTGACGGCCCGGGTGCAGTTTCGGCTCCACGACCGGATCGTCCGCTTCTCGGTGGCGTTGCCCGATCGCAAGAAATTGACGGCGCCGAAGTACGAACGAATGGAGCGCCAGCGGTGGCGGGCGCTGCTGCTCGTCATCAAGGCGAAGCTGGAATCCGTTGAGTCCAACATCGAGACGTTCGAGCACGCCTTCCTCGCGCAGATCGTGATGCCGAACGATCAGACCGTGTCCGAGATCCTGAATCCGATCATCGCGTTCGCCTACAAGTCCGGGAAGATGCCGAAGCAGCTCGGGCCGGCGCCGCCTGGCACGGAGGACACGAAGCCATGACCCTTGAAGAATTCGTCCGACGCGGACAGATCACACAAGCCGCGGTCGATGAACTGATCCGGGAAGGCACCGTCGAACGTCTCCCGAACGGGACCTATCGCATCACGGCCGCGGGCCTCGCCGAGACCTTAGACCAGGCCGCCACTGATCCGGCCGTGCGCCAGGCCCTGAACGACGAACTGGCACGGCTCGGCGTGCCGCCTCTCGCCCCAGGCACGAAGGATCCGCAATGACAAGAACGCGCGATCCAAAGACACGCGCGGAGTGGCAAACCGCCGTGGATGTCGCCGAAGCGTGTCTGTTGCTCGAGAGCGCGCGCCTTTACCACTTACTCACCGGCGGCCCAGGTGTCGACACGGGGCGGTGCGAGGCAATCCTCGAGCAGGGCCGCGCCCGACGGATCGTGCCGACCCGTGACGGCGTCGACCGATTCATTGCCACATTGATCGGCACAGAGAGCCATGCCAAGTAAGTCCGGCGCTGGGCGCTGTCGCTTCTGCGGCTGCTCGGAACTCGACGCGTGCGCGTTCGATGACGGGCTCGAGCTCGTCGGCTGTCACTGGGCCGATCGTACGTGCACCGTCTGCTCGGTGTGCGCACCCGCTGCGAAGGCGGAGGCGTATGCGCTTCGGAGCGTGATGCGCGCGGGCCATCGCATGGATCAGGGAAGCGGCCTGCCCGACAACATCGCCTTCGTCCGCGCGTTTCATGGCGGCTTCGTCGTCGGCTGAGGCCTCTCGGGCCTATCAACAGATCTGCGGGACGCTCGAGAACGCGCCGCGACGGGCGTGGTTGCGGACCCTGCGGGAGGCGTTCTGATGCTGGACATGCTGCACACCGCCGTGCTGGCGCACCCGCTGCGCTGTCCCGCCTGCGGCACGCCGATCGAAACCATCATGGGAAGCCGCGAGCATCCCGACGTCGTCGAGGGCGTCGTGATGTGTGTCGTCTGTTGGGTCTTCCTCGCCTGGACACCGATGGCGGATCCACCGGTCCGCGTGTTGTCGAACGCCGCCTGGGCCGCGCTCCAGGAACCCCATCGGATCCAGCTGACCAAGCTGCGGGACCACTTCATCAGCTTCGACGTTTCCCGTGGAACGTCTCAGAAAGGTTCTCAGAAGTGAGCGACCCCGACTTCTCGACGTGGCTGACGAAGGACCAGGCCGCGGCCGCGATCGGCGTGAGCACGAAGACCATCGAACAGTTTTCGAAAGACGGTAAGATCCAGCAAAGCGCCTGGCGGCCCCACGGGCGCGGCGCCGAGCGGGCCGTCTACAACCCCGACGACGTCGCTCGGATGGCCCAGGAACGCCGACCAGGCCTGCCGCCGTTCGTTTTGCCGGCCAACCACGGGACCACGACGAACGGCAACGGGCACGGGGGCGCGATGCAGATGTCAAATAGCATCACGCCCAGCGGTGAGGACGTGCTGCGGCTGGTCTTCGCGGCCGCGCTCCGGGCGCTCGCGGCTGAGCCACCCACTTCTGAGAACTCTCAGAAGTCGACGCCGTGGGTCGACATCCCGACCGCCGCGACGCTGCTCGGGCGCTCCCAAGCCTACGTCCGGCGGGAGATCAAAGCCGGCCGGCTGCACGCGGAACGCGACCGGTGTCTCGTGGTCAAGCGGAAGGACGTGGAGGCGTTGTGATGCAAACCGGCGTCTATCGGAAGGTCGAAGGGCGGACCGGCGTCGGGCAACTCTACGAGTTCGCCTGTCTCTGCCGTCACCACACGACAGGGGAACAGTTCGTCGTGTACATCCCGCTGCGCGTCGAGCCCGAGTGGGCGGGCACGGTCCGCCACTGCGTCCTGGAGCGGGCCGAGTTCGAGCGGAAGTTTGCGTACGTCGGCGAGGGGCTCGGCGACGCGCCAGTGAATCAGGAGCAAGCCGTGCAGCTCATGATTGCGGAGCTGCAGGCCTGCGACCAACCCCTCATCCTGGGGCCCTTGGCGCCGCTCGAGGCGCTGCAGCTCGCCGGCCTCGTCCAGCTCGCGACGCGCCATCCCGGTCTGTCGGACGCGCACCGAGCGATCGCGGCCGCGGTCGTCGACACCGTGCGCGAGTACTTCGCCGGCGCCCGTACGATCCTCGAGATCCTGGATCGCGGCGACGATCCGTCGCAGGACGTGGAGCAACGGTGATGTGTGAGCGCGTCACCCTAAGAATCGTGTCAAGGAAAAAGTGACGCGGGTAGTGCGGTCTCAGGCGGTCTCAGGCGGGCAAAGCGTAGCAAACCGTACCACAAGAAAGCACGAAAAGACACGATCCGAAGCGATCTAACCGAGTCTGGTTTTTGCCAAAAAAAAACATGGTGTATATGTAATCGGCGCACGCGGGGTGTTCGACGCACCACGCGTGCCCCTCACTCAGTGCCCGCTGAACGGGGCAGCGCGGCGACTGGCTTTCCGATCGTACTACTCCCGCACTAGGAGACAGGTCCATGCAGCCAGATTCGAATTCACTCCAACAACGCGAGACCGAATTGAACGCGATACGAGCCGGGCTCAACGAACTAGCCGCACGCCACGACGCCGCGTCGACGGTCCCGATGCCGAAGGGCGTGGCCCGTTGGGAGTTCATCCTTCCGCCGAAGGCCGAAGAGATGTTGGCCGTTGGAGAGCGACAGCGGAAGTACGTTCCTGCGCACGGGCATTTCCTCGCGGAACAGATGGAGGAGGGTTTGTGGGAACACGAGAACCCGCAGCCGATCATCGTGGACGACAAGGGCAACACGATTGAGGGTCAACACCGGCTGAAAGCGGTGATCGAGAGCGGAACTGGTGCGTGGTTTCTCGTGGTCCGCAATGTGCCCGAGCGTGTATTTGAAGTCGTCGATACGGGCCGCGTGCGGCAGGCGCGGGACCTCATCGGCATCCAATACAAAGGCGTCAATTCCTCAGCGTTGGCCGCCGCGGCCCGCCTCCTTCAGCGTTACGAAAATGGCCAGATGTCGGATCGCGGGCATCGGGTGCCGCCGAAGTCACTCAAATCGTTCATTCAAGAAAAACATCCGGGCCTCGTACGCCATCTCGACGCGCCAAAAGAGTTCGTGTCTCTCCTCGCCGCGGGTCCGGCGGCCTTCGCGAAATATCTATTCACTCGGACCGACGCGGCCTCGGCGATGGCGTTTATCAATGACGTGGGCTCTGGATCAACCGAGCGCGGGACGCCAGCGCGCGAGCTGCGCGAACGCCTGTTGGCAAATCGTGGCGCGCGACGAAAGATGCACGCCGAAGAAAAACTCGCGATCACGATTAGGGCGTGGAACGCCATGCGTCAGGGACGCTCGATCCAGGTACTACAGGGGTGGCGCATCCAGAAGGACAAGTTCCCGGTGGCGGAGTGATGGAGTTCGAACTCGCGCCAACGGTTCGTATTGACCAGTTCAAGACCGAAGTGCGGCGGATCCTCGTGGCCGCTGGCCACGAGGAGGCCCTCGTGACCGACTGGTCTACGATCTCCGATCTCGTGGACGACGAGCCAGATGACTATCGGCGCCTCAGTGACGCGCTAGGGGTCCGGGTCGAGGCTCATTCTAAGATCGCCGATATCGCAGAAGCGCTGAGTAGCCAGACCAGAGACGCGACGAATACTGAGGTTCGGACCGCCACGAAACGGATGATGGTCAAACACCGCAAGTCTCTAGAGCGGTTGGCCTCAGTCCCCAAGCGGTCGCCGAGGTAGCTAAGGGTCTTTAGTGGACGATGAGAGTGCGCGGGTGCCGATGGCGTTGAGGACATCACGCACTTTTGTTGGCCCCGCGCTGCTGACACATCGGGTCCTCATGTAGGAGCGACGCTCGATCGATGCGCACAGAGCCGCCCGCCGTCCGCACGTACGACAGCTTGCCCTCCGCCAGCCAGTTATAAATCGTGCGGCGGCTCACGCCGGCGATCTCACCGGCGTGCCGGATGTTGACGTACTCGATCGACGGTTCGGTCACGACCACCGCCCTTCGATAAATCCCAGGACGTTCGCCACGACGATCAACATCCACACGCTCAGCGGCCTAATGTCCCCCCCCATCCAAGAGACGAGGCCGAAGAGGATCCACACCGGCCCGTTCCAGATCACCATCGGCACCAACCAGCGCCGGCACCACCGCCAGGTCATGGCAGATCCATCAGGCTCTGCGCGAGCGCCTCGCTGAGCGACAGGACCGCGGCCGCTTCGACGGGCGCCTGCACGTAGTCCTCGCCGGCAATCTTCGCGTCGATGAGGCGCTGCAGGTCCGCCTGGTGCTCGTCGACGAAGGTCGAGAGGTCGAGCGGCTGCACGCGCGCGCTGACGATCTCGCGCAACGCCCGCTGCTCGACGGGCAAGCGACGCGCGGGCGCCAAGGTCGGCGCGGTCCGGAGCTCGCGCGCCGGGTGCAACGTGAAGAGCATCAACGCGCCATCGACCGGCAGCACCGCGACCAAGTATTCGCGGCCGTAAATCCCAAGCTTCCCGATCCCCACCGCGCCCGTCAACAGGCGCGCCAGCACGTCGACGACCAACAGATACGCGTCCGTTGCCTCTTGTCCGATCGGTTCCAGGAAGTACGCGCGGTCGAGCGCCACGAGCGGCAACGCGGCGCGCGGGGCGAACTGCGTCAGCGTAATCTCGCGCGTCGACGTCGGCTTCACCGCGTCGAACTCCGCGTCGCCCACCATCACGTAATGCCCGGTCTCGAACTCGAAGCCCTTGATGATCTCGCTCATCGGGACCTCGCGCTCACACTTCGGGCACCAGCGCAGTTGTTTCACGCGCGACTGACAGACCTCGTGCAATTGATTGAAGCTGATCGTGGCGCTGTCGCTCGTGGCGGGGAAGACCTTGACCGGGATCTGCAGGCGCTCGATGCAGAGCGCGCCTTTCCAGATGGGCCGCTGAGGGCTCGGGGTCGACGCCGAATCGTTCGACGGCGTCATGGTCTTCGATACTGGCACAGCGGCCAGAGCGCCGCACACGTTTCCACCCTGCGCTGCACGGCGCTGCACCGTTAGGCGCGCCGCGATGCCGCGCCCGGGTCGTTTGCCCCCAAGCTGATTTCGTCTGGGGCGCGCAGGCGCCCTCCCCCTTTCTCCACAATTCAACTGGAGGACGTCACGGTCGATCGTCCTCGCCGGCGCGTTTCCTGATGGCCCTCGCGCCGCCGCGCCCCTGCGCGCATCCGAAGTGCGGCCGCCTGCGCTGTCGCACCCACCAGGCCGTCGCCTGGCGGCCAGTCGACCGGGACCCGTCGCCGCGCGTCCGCGGCCGCCAACTGCAGCAGCTCCGCGAGGAACTCTTCACGCGCGAGCCATGGTGTCGCAGCTGCGCGCGCGCCGGCCGACGGTGCCTGGCCACGATCCGCGATCACATCCTCCCGCTGGCTGAAGGCGGACGCGACGACGCGTCGAACACGCAGCCGCTGTGCCGCGCGTGCTCCGACGTCAAGACGCGTGCCGAGAGCGCGCGCGGTCGCGCACGCGATCAGCAGGCCAGGGGGGGCCGCAAATCGCTGTAAACGGGGCGCCGGGAAACCCGATCCGGGAGATCCGTGCGCGTCGTCAGCGAATGAAATTCACTATGGACCGTGAAACACCAGCTCGGCTTTGGATGGGGCCGCGGCCGCCGGGTCGTGATCGACGAGGGCCGCGCTGATGCCCGGGACCTCGAGTTCTGGGGGCCGGAACGCCAAGTCGAAAGCGCAGCACGCCCTCGCAGGCACCGGTCGGAAGGACCGCGGCACGCAGAAGACCTCGATTACGGCCGATCCGCCGGATCCGCCGACGGGGCAGCCCGCGAAACCGAGTCGACTGGGCGGGCACGCTCTGGCCGAATGGAATCGCATGGTCGGTCGCCTCGAGGCGAGCCAGACGCTGTCGACGGTCGATGACGCGGCGCTCTATCAGTACTGCTGCCTGTTTGCCGAGACCGAAGGGATCCTCGCCTCAAGGCGAGACAACGCGGGACTCGCGAAGACCTTGCGGGCGGCGATCGCCCGGATGGAACAGCACCTCAAAGAGATCGCCGCCGCCGACCGCGTAGCGGAGTCTGTCACCGTCGTCGACGTCGGCGATCTCACCGCAGCGATCGCGCAGATCGTCAAGCTGAAACAGCTCGACGTGAAACACACGACGCAGCTCCGCCAGGGCCACATGGCGATCCGGCAGTACCTCGTCGAGTTCGGTATGACGCCGGCGGCGCGCTCGCGCGTGAAGGTCCCGTCGACGCCCGAACCCGTGGATCCGTTTGCGGAGTTCGATGAGCCCACCCAGGCCCACTAAGCCGGCCGCGGTCGACGTCGTGCACATGGTCGACGCCTACGCCCGCGACGTCCTCGACGGCCGCGTGCCGGCGGGGAAGTATCACCGGCTCGCGTGCACACGGCATGTGGGCGATCGCGCGCGTGAAGGTACGGCGGACTTTCCGTACCGCTTTGACGCTGCGAAGGCTGACCGGTTCTTCCGATTCGCCGCGAAGCTCAAACACTACAAAGGGGAATGGGCCAAGACGTTCATCGTCCTGCAGCCGTGGCAACAGTTCCGGCTCGGCTCCCTCTTCGGCTGGATCCACGTCGAGACGGATCTGCGGCGCTTTCGGACCCATTACAACGAGATCCCGCGCAAGAACGGTAAGTCGCTCGAGGCGGCGATCGTCGCGCTCTACGTGACGTTCTTCAACGGCGAGCCCGGCGCCGAGGGGTACTGCCTCGCGACGAAACGCGGGCAGGCGATGTTCGTGTTCAACGACGCGAAGAAGCTCGTGAAATCGAGCCACCTGAAGGCGCGGCTCACGGTGATGGCACGCAACATTCACCGCGACGACACGACGTCGAAGCTCGAGCCGCTCGGCGCTAATCCCGAAGACGGCCTGAACCCGAACCTGATCATCGTCGACGAATTCCACAAGATCAAAAGCCGCGACACGATCGACGTCATGGAAACGGCCACCGGCGCGCGCCGGCAGCCGGTGAATTTCCAGATCACCACGGCGGGCGATGACCCCGTCTCGCCGTGCGGCGACCAGCACGGCTACGCCTGCAACCTCCTCGACCAGGTCGTCGTCGACGAGACCTTCTTCGCGTTCATCGCGCACGCGGACCTTGACGACGACTGGACGCTCGAGGCGACCTGGCGCAAAGCGAATCCGAATTACGGCGTGTCCATCAAGCCGGACGATCTCCGCGCGCTGGCCACGAAGGCGATCAGCATGCCGGGGGCGGTGGCCACCTTCAAACAGAAGCGCCTCAACCTCTGGGTGAACACCGCGCAGCCGTGGCTTTCGCTCGAGGGCTGGCGCGCCGGGCAAACGGCGTGGACCGCGGCCGACCTCGTCGGCGAGGTGTGCTTCGGCGCGATCGATCTCTCGAGCAAGATCGACCTCGCGTCGTTCGCGCTCACGTTCCCGCCGACGGCGACTCGCGAGGCCTGGCGCTATCTGGTCCGCTGCTTCACGCCGGCGGACACGCTCCTCGAGCGCGCCAGGCGGGACCGGGTGCCGTACTTCGACTACGTGCCTGACGTGCCTGGCGTCGACGCGGTGCTGACAACGAACCCGGGCAACCGCCTCGACCAGGACGTGATCCGCGCGGCCGTCAACGAGGCGAAGGCCTTCGGCTTCATCATCCAGCAGGTCGGCTTCGATCCGTGGAACGCGGGCACGCTCGAGCAGGACCTGCTCGACGACGGCTTCGAGGTGATCGAAGTCCCGCAGACCCTCGCGCAAATGAGCGCGCCGTCGAAAGAGTACGAGGCCGACGTGCTCGACGGCCTGGTCGACGCCGGCAGTAATCCGCTCCTCACGGTGATGGCGGCGAACGTGGTCGTCTACCGCGACGGGAAAGACAACCTCTATCCGACGAAGAAAAAGAGCCGCGGCCGGATCGACGGCATCGTCGCGTCCCTCATCGCGCGCAAGCTCGCCGCGCTCGCCGACGGACCCGCCGAGGATCCCGACTTGGTCGTCGGATGAAACGGCGCGGGCGGCCGCGGCTCGACGTCGACGACCTATCCGTACACGTCGGCGTCACGCTGCCGTCGAAACAGTTCGACGCGTACGCCCGACGCGCGCTGCGTGCGCACGTCAGCGTGCCCGCGATCATGCGGCGCGATCTCGCGCGCGGCGCCCCCGAATATAAATCCATTAAATAGGCCAGCCGGCCGCGGCGCCCCACCATGACCCGTGTGGCGATTTGATGCGCTGGCTCTGGTTCTGGCGACCGCCCTGTCTCTTGCGGGCGGTGATCGTGAATCTGCACGAGGACCCCTCGACCGCGATCAAGGCCGTGCTGTGGGCAACGCGCGGCCCGTGGCTGACGTTCAAGGACGCCTCGTTGCTCAAAGCGGGCGCCCCGCCGACGCCGATCGATGGGGACGTCGTGATTCATCGCGCCCGCGTGCTCTTCCTGCAGGTGCTCCCGTAATGCCGATCGTCCAGAGCTTCGGCGCGCTGCAGGCGCTGACGGATCCGTCGACGTCCTGGCACGCGAGCGCGGGCGGTTCGCTGAATCTCTATGGCCTGAACCAGGCCTACGCCCAGATTTATCGCACGCAACCGAACGTCCGCATCTGCGTTGACTTTCTCGCGCGGAACATTGCGCAACTGACGCCCCAGGTCTACCGCCGCGTCTCGGACACGGACCGCGTGCGCCTCGCCGATCACGATCTCGCGCGCTGGCTCGGCCACCCGAACCCCTCGACGCGCCGCTACCGGTTGTTCGAAAACCTGATCGGGGACATGGGCGTGTACTTCAACGCCAACTGGCTGAAGGTGCGCTACCAAGGCGCCGACGGCCGCGACGCGCTTGGGCTCGTGCGCATCCCCGCGGATCAACTCCAGCCCGAGGGCGGCCTGCTCAAAACGAACTATTGCTGGATCTCGAACGGCCGCAAGAAGGACTTCGCTCCCTCCGAAATCGTGTACTTCGACGGATACAACCCGACCAATCCCCTCATGGGTCTGTCGCCGCTCGAGACGTTGCGGCGCATCCTCGCCGAAGAGGCCGCCGCCAGCGACAACCGCGAAGGCTTCTGGCGCAACGCGTCTCGGCACGAGGGCGTGATCGAACGCCCGCCCACGGCGCCGAAGTGGACGCCCGAACAGAAACAGCAGTGGCGCGAGCAGTGGCAGGAGCGGTTCGCCGGCGGCGCCAACGCGGGCCTCGTCGCCGTCCTCGAGCACGGCATGACGTTCCGGCCGAACTCGTTCAGCGCAAAGGACTCGGAATACACCGTCGGCGGCAAGCTTCGCCGCGAAGTCGTCGCGGCCGCGTACCACATTCCGCAGCCGATGGTCGGGATCCTCGAGCACGCCACCTTCTCGAATATCAAAGAGCAGCACAAGCACCTGTATCAGGACTGCCTGGGCCCGTGGCTCGAGATGCTGCAGCAGGAGATCGAAGGCCAGCTTCTGATCGAGTGCGACGACCAGGCGGACGTCTACGTCGAGTTCAACATCGACGCGAAACTCGCCGGCACGCCCGAAGAGCGCGCGCAGTCGCTGCAGCTCGCCGTCGGGCGGCCCTGGCGCACCGTCAACGAAGCGCGCGCGCTCGAGAACCTGCCGCGCATCGACGATCCTGAGCTCGACACGGTGGCCCCGCAACAGGGCGGCCCCGCGTCCAACGTCGCCCCGGCGGATGACCCGCCGCCGGCGCCCAAGCCCGCCGCCGCGGATCCGGCCGAGGACGCATGACCGGCCGCTACGAACACGTCCTCAGCTTTGCGCTGTCACACCCCTGGTCGGTGATGCCGGAGATGTTGAGTGTGATCGCGGGGATTCTCGCGCACCGGATCGCGGGCGTCGAGATGGACCAGGCGACGATCGACGCGGCCCTCGTCAATCGCAAGAATCTCCCGCAGCCGAAGGTCGGCAGCGTCGCGATCATTCCCGTCTACGGCGTGATTGCGCCGCGGATGAACCTGTTCTCGGAGATCTCCGGCGGCACGACGTTTGAGCAACTCACGAAGCAACTCCACGCGTCCGTCGCGGATCCCGCCATCAAGACGATCGTGTTCGACATCGACTCGCCGGGCGGAAGCGTCGCCGGCAACGCGGAATTCGCGACCGAAGTCCTGCGCGCACGCGCCAAGAAACCCATCATCGCGCAGGCGCAGTACCTCATGGCCTCGGCCGCTTATCACCTGGGCGCCGCGGCCACCGAGATCGTCGCGTCCCCGTCGGCGCGCGTCGGCTCGATCGGCACGTACACGCTGCACAACGACCTGAGCGCCGCGCTCGAGCAGCTCGGGGTCAAGCGCACGTACATCTCGGCCGGTGAAGGCAAGGTCGACGGGAACGAGACCGAACCCCTGAGCGCCGCAGCGCACGAGCGCACGCAGGCCGCGGTCGACGACGCGTACGGGCAATTCGTCGCCAACGTCGTGAAAGGCCGCGGCGCGGGCATGACGGCCGACCGCGTCAAGAAGGACTGGAAAGCGCACGTCTACGGCGCCGCCGACGCGCTGTCGCTCGGGATGATCGATTCCATCGCCACCCTCGACGAAACGATCGCGCGCCTCACGACCCCCAGCGCCGCCGAGAGTCGGTCGGCGCAGATCCGCTCAGAAGCCGAGATCGAACGGCAGTGCTACGCGCTGCACCTGTAAATGGAGACTGTATGAACATCGCCCAGCTCGAACGCGACCTGCTGAAGAAAACCGACGCGGCCGCCGCCCTCTTGGCCTCGACCGCCAAGGCGTGTCAGGCGCACGAAGAGAAAGACAAGGACGGCAAGGTCGTGAGCACCGGCCGGCTGATGACCGACGACGAGAAGACCGCCATTCAGGCGCTCATCGATGAGGGCAACGCCCTGAAGGCGCGGATCCTCAGCGCCAAGGGCGACGAGCGGATGGCCGCCGAGATCGCGTCGCTCACGGCCGGCATGACCGCGCCGTCCGACAAGAAGCCGGGCGCGACGCCCGCCGAGCGCCGATCGCTCGGGCAACAGTTCATCGAGTCCGCGGCGATGGCCTGGCTCCAGAAGAGTCACGGCATCCGCGGGACGGCGTGGACCTCGCCGACGGCGGAACTGATGCAGACGACCGTCGACGAAACCTCCGGGTCGGGTGGGCAGCTCATCGTGACGCAGTATCAGCCGGGGATCTTGTCCCTGCTGTTCAAGCGGCTCGTGGTGGCGGATCTGCTGGCCTCGGGCACGACCGACAGCAATTCGATCACCTACATGCGGGAGACGACCTACACCAACGCGGCCGCGGCCGTGGCGGAAGGCGCCCCGAAGCCGGAATCGACCCTCGTGTTCGATCAGGTGGCCGACCTGGTCCGCAAGATCGCGCACTGGCTGCCGGTCACCGACGAAATGCTCGAAGACGTCTCGGCGATTCGCAGCTACATCGACGCGCGGCTCTCGCTCGGCCTGGACATCACCGAAGAAGACGAGCTCCTGAACGGCAGCGGCACCGCGCCGCACGTGCAGGGCCTCCTGAACCGCTCCGGCCTGACGACGGCGACCGTGCGATCGGGCAGCGTCACCAACGCGGACGCGATCCTCACGGCGATGATGGCCGTGTTCAACGCCTCCTTCGTGATGCCGACCGGCACGATCATGAACCCCGCGAACTGGCAGACGACGCAGTTGTCGAAAGACGGCAACGGCCGCTACTACGGCTCCGGGCCCTTCACCGGGCCCCAGGTGCCGACCCTGTGGGGGCTGCCCGTCGTCGTGACGCCCTCGATCGTGGCGAACACCGGCTTCACCGGCGCGTTCAATTCCGCGGCGCAGGTGTTCCGCAAAGGCGGATCGCGCGTCGAGGTCAGTAACTCGCACAGCGATTTCTTTGTGCGCAACCTGACGGCGATTCGGGCCGAGCGGCGTCTGGCGCTCTGCGTCTACCGGCCCGCGGCGTTCTCGAAGATCACGTCGCTCACATAAATCGATACCGCGCGCTGGTTCTGACGCCCTGCCGGGGCGTTGGAGCCGACCGCGCATCTCGGGAGACAGACACCCATGAGCGGCGAAGCCCCTCTCGTTCGACGAATCACTGGCGGCGACACCCTGGAAGTCGGCAGCGGCGGGAAGATCAACCTCCTCACCGGCGCCAAGCTGCAGAACAACGGCGTCGACATGGACCTCAACGCCGCCGGCGTGGGCGTGTCGAACTCCGTCGCCGGCGTCGCGGCCGGCTACATGGTCGCGCGCGGCGAATCGGCGCTCGACGCGTCGAACCCCACGCCCATCGCGTCGGGCCTGACGTCGATCGTCGCCGTCGTCGCCATGCTCAAGGGCAGTGTCGCGCCGGGCGTCGGCACCTGTCTGATCACCGCGGTCATCAGCGGCACGTCGATCAACTTCTACGGTTGGAAGCCGACGAGCAACGCCGACCCGACCCTGATCGCGTCGGCGGGCACCGAGTCGTTCTATTGGATCGCGGTCGGCACATAGGGCGATGTACATCGAACGCCACGTTCTCGATCTGACCGTGACCGCGGGCGGCGCCGCGACGGTCTACACGCCGTGGCTCCGGGCGTGCCGGGTGCTGCAAATCTCCTACGTCCCTGATGCCACGACCCCGCTCGACACGGGCGCGGATCTCACCATCACGGGCGAGACGAGCGGCACCGCGATCGCGACCCTCAGCAACATCGGCACCTCGGCGTTCACGAAGGTGCCGCGGCAACCGACGCACGGGCTCACCGGCACCGCGCTCGTCTACGCGGGCACCGACCCCGTCTCTGAACCGGTCCTCATCGCCGGCGAGCGCATCAAGGTGGTCGTCGCGCAAGGCGGCGCCTCGAAAATCGGGACCCTACACATTTTTGTTGGATAGGAGAGTACGCACATGGCCGTGACGCTCACGCAAACGCCCCAAGTCCTCCGCACGAGGGCCACCATCGCCCAGATCAACGCGGGCCTCGAACTTTTGCCGGCGCTGGCCGGGTACGCCTATCGCATGATCGACATGGCGATGATCGCGGTCGGCGGCGCCGCGGCGACCGCGACCTCGGTCGACATCAACGCCACGCGCGCGGCGGGGGCGATCAAATTGCTCGTCGTCGCGGTGGCCGCGCTGACGCAGAGCGCGATCGTGCGCGCCGGCGCCGCGAATGCGGTCATCCTCGCCGACGGCGCCTCGTTCACCGCCTGCGACGCCAACACGGCCATCACGCTCGGGAAGGCCGGATCGTCCCTCGCGACGGCGACGCATGTCGACGTCATCCTGACCTACGTCACGGAGTCGGCATAACGCCGACGCGATGATCAGGTTGTCGCCCGGCCCCTGTGGCGTGTGCGGCGCCGCCCATACGGCGTGCACGGCCGCGGGGGTTCGGCGCGCCGCGATTCGCATCGACCAACTGCCCGCGTTGTCGACGACGGCGCAACTGCGCGAACCGCCGGCGGACCTGGCGCCGCCGCCGATCGTCGACCTCGACGTCGACGACGAGCTCGTCGCCGAGCGCGTGCAACGCCAGCTGCCGCCGGGCGCGGTCACGACCGCGACCTATCGCCGAAAGGGGCGCCGCTAATGTTGGTCACGATTGCGATTATTCTGCTCATCCTCTGGCTGCTCGGCGCGGTCGTCGTGCCGGTCAGCACCGGGGCGATTCACGTCCTGCTCGTCGTCGCGCTGATCCTCGTCCTCCTGCGGCTGGTGAATGGGCGCGCGCTGTGACCTTCGTGCAGCCGCCGTTCTGGGCGCACGACGTCCTGCGCGGCCGCGCGGGGCCCCACGCCCTCTCGCGCCGCGTCACGCCGGCCATCGCCATCGTCTCGTCGTCCATCGCGAGCCCCACGGTCATCACCACCCTCACGCCGCATGAGCTGCTGACCGGCGACACCGTCGCCATCGCGGCCCACGTCGGCGCCACCCCGGCGCTGAGCGGCGCGTACATCGTGACCGTCCTCGGCACGACCTCGCTGTCGCTGCCGATCGCCGTGACGGTCGCGGGCACCGGCGGCACCCTCACGCAGACGATCGCGGTCGAACCGCTCACCGTCGCGCAGCTCAAACTGCGCGCCAACCTGGATTGGGACCCGGGCGATCCGCGCGATGTGGGGCTGACCGACACCCTCGCGGCCGCGCGGCGCCAGGTCGAGCACGATACCGGGCTCTGCCTGCGGCGGCAATGGCGCGACGTCTCGCTCGATCGTGTGTACGCGCGCCTCCTCACGCTGCCGGCGCAATCGCAGCCACTGCAGCGCATCGACCTGATCGAGTCGACCGACAGCGCCGGCGTCGCGCACACCCTGGCCACCGACCAGTACGACGTCGACCTCGCGAGCGGCCGGATCGGCTTGACGGTCGCCGGCGTCTGGCCGACGGACCTGCGCGAGCTGCAGCCCTATCGCATTCGCCTCGTCGCCGGGTATCCAACAATTGCGGCGCTGGCTTTCGAGGCGCCGGATCTACTCGACGCCGTCGGACTGTGGGCGAGTCATGCGGCGACGACCGGCCGCGACCGCTTCACGGCGGCCGCGCTACGCGACGAGTACGACGAGCGCATCGCGCCTTATCGCTGGGAAAGCGTCGCATGAGCCTGAAGGTCGCCGACATGCGCGCGCGGTTCCTGCTGCAGCGCCCGACCGGGATCGCCGCCGACGGCTACACCGATGTGGCCACGGTCGCGGGCGCGCTGAATTGGAACGGCGGATCGGAGCCGATCACCGGCGGCGTGCCGATGGCCGTCGGCGTCCACGTGATCCGCGTCTGGTTTCGTGCCGACGTCCGCGCCGAGTGGCGGCTCGTCGAAGTGGAACCGACCACCGGCCGCAGCTTTCAAATCAGTGACTACGGCGATCGGGAGGGCACGAAGCGCGTCCTCGAGCTGCTCTGCCTGGAGGTGCACTGATGGCCGGCGTCATCTGGTCCCTCCAAGGACTCGCAGGCCTCGAGGCGGCCATGGAACGCGCCTCCGACAGCGTGCGGGTGCACGTCGGCCGCGCGAACCGCGACACCGCATTTGCCATCCAACATCGCGCGCAAGCGACCGTGCGCAAGGTCCGCGGCGATCTGGCGGCGAACATCGCGGTCCAGGGCAAGGGATGGACGTGGCGCGTCGGAATTCTCGACGTGGCGCTGCCGAGTCGCGGCGGGGGCACGAAGAATCCGTTCTTTCATCAGAACCCGTGGGTCTATGGCCAGGCCGTCGAAGGCCTGCTCGTGATCGAACACGGCAATGAAGGCTTCCGCGCGCATCCGTTCATGCGGCCGGCCGCCAGCGCGGAAGACGGCCCGTACGAAGGCCGCATTCAGGCGGTGGGCATCGCGATCGCCTCCTCGTCGTCGGGAGTCGTGTGATGGGCAGCACGCTCGCCCTGGGCCCGGTTGAAGCGGCGCTGCTCGCCCGGCTGCGCGCGCACACCACGCTCACCGCGCAGCTCGCGCGCGCCGATGCCGATGTCGGCGTGTACGACGAAGTCCCGCAGGCCATCCCGCGCGAGCGCCGCTATCCCTATGTCCGCGTGGCCGACGGCGCCCAAAGCGAAACGCCGATGGATGCGATGGGGCCGGCCACGGCGTTCAAGTGGGGCTCGGTCGTCCTGGTCCCGATCCGCGTCGTCAGTCGCCAGCGCGGGAACGGCGAAGCCACGACGCTCATGAATTGCGTCAAGGCGCTGCTCGATGGGCAACCGCTCGAGGTCGACGGCTACGCCAGCGTCATCGTCGAGTGCACGGGCACGACCGCCGTGCCGGGCGAACTGTTCGGCGGCGTCGTCACGCGCGAACTCGTTAGCGACTTCACCATCACCGTTTCACAGAGAGGACTGTAACCATCATGAGTCTCCGAACCATCATCGCCGCGTCGATCGACACCCGGAAAGTTGTCGCGGTCGACCTCGGCTCGACGAACCTCTTGCAAGCGGTCTCGGCGGCGATCACGCTGACCGACGGCACCACGACCGGCAAGGCCGACAAGGCCTGGTCCGACACGCGCACGATCGCGCTGAGCAGCTCCGAGGACCTCGACCTCGCCGGCACGCTCACCGATCCGTACGGCGCCACGGTCACCTTCGTCACCATCAAGGCGATCCTGATCAAGGCCGCCGCGGGCAACACGAACAATGTCGTCGTCGGCGCCAAGGGCGCGGGCGGCTTCGTCGGGCCGTTCCTGGCGAACACCTGTTCGGTCGCGATCGAGCCCGGGCAGATCTTCATGATCACGAGCAAAGTCGGCTGGCCCGTCGGCGCCTCGTCGACCGACCTGCTGAAGATTGCGAACAGCGGCGCCGGCACCGGCGTCACGTACGACGTCATCCTCGTCGGCTGTTCGGCGTAGTCGTTCCCAGGCGCCGCCGCGCGGGCGGCGGCGTCAATCCCTGATTTTTTCAAGAGGTGCTGTGTGTCAGCTGGCAGCGTGATCCGCTCTCTTCTCGCGACGCTTCACACCGCGGAGGCGATCACCGCGTACCTCGCCGACGTCGTCACCGTGACGAACAGCGAGCCGATGACCTACAACGTCTTGTTGCGGACGGGCCTCGTCACCCCTGACGAATTGAAGGCCTTCGACCAGGAGCTCGCCGCCGACGGCTTCGATTGGATCCGCGCCGCGCTGGCCGGCGCCGGCGTCGATATCTCGGATCCGCTGGTGCAGAAAGTCTTCACGCTGCTGCCGAACGGGGTCGGCGAAAAGATCGCCGCGGTGGGCACGTCGACGATCGAGCAATGGCGGCAGCTCGGCCTCGATCAGGCGCCGACGCTCGACGCCGTCCAGCGCGCACTCGACGTCGTCCCGGATGGGCGCGCGATCAGCGTCTCGCTGCGGCTGACGCTTCCGGACGGCGGCGCGTCGGTGGCGCTGATGGTGCAGCAACTCGCGGGCACGGACCCGCTCGACATCGTGGAGGCCTTCTCGAGCGCGAGCCCGGACGACGAGCGGTTGACGAAGGCGCAACGGCAGTTCTACGCGGATCTCGTGGCCCTCGTGACCACGTACGGCGGCACGCCCTAAATGGCGACCCGCTACGCCGTCGCATCCGGCAACTGGTCGGCCGCGTCCACCTGGGACGGCACCACCACGATTCCCACGACCGGCGATACCGTCGTCGCGAACGGCTTCACCGTCACGATCGATCAGACGTTCACGGTCACCGAGATTCGCACCATCGCGAGTGGCAGCGGCGCCTCGGGCGGCGGGTTCACGGTCTCGGGCGCCTACACGATCAACGCGAACGTGCTGGCGGGGACGACGACCTGCCTGACCTGTACGAACACGAGCGGGACGACCGTCGCGATCAACGGCACGGTCACCGGCAGCGCCTCGACCAACACGACGAACGCGGTCCTCCAGTCAGGGACCGGGACCGTGACGATCACGGGCAACGTCATCGGAGGCAGTGCCACCACGGCGCTCGGCATTTCGGTGACGGCCGCAGGGACACTCAACGTCACAGGGACGATAACCGGGGGTAGCGGGAACTCGGCTGGGATTGGCGTGGCAGCTGCCGCGACGGTAACGGTCACTGGCAACATCACTGGAGGAAGTAATACAGGCGCCAACGCGCTGTCGATGTCGAGCGGGGCGTCGGCCGTCACCATTGTCGGCAACGTGAGTGGTGCTGCTGGAGCGGGTGGTCCTGCCATGACGAGCGCAGTCGCGGGGACAATCACGGTCACCGGCAGTGTCACTGGCGGCGGCGGGTCTTCAGCACTTGGTATTTCAAACACGTCCACAGGCACGGTGACGATCACGGGCGCGGTCACTGGCGGTAGTGTTGCGGCTGCATACGGGCTGCAAAACTCATCGACCGGCTCGGTCGCGATCAACGGCGACATCACGGCAGGCACGTCGCTCGGCTGCCACGGCGTCAACAGTACGGCGGCTGGCCATATCCACCACGAAGGCAATCTCATTGCCGTCGCGACAGGCGGCCAGGCCGGCACGGTGGCCCTTTTTGCAAAAGTGGTGGGGATCTACTCCATCTCGACACGCAAACACGGCTACGCGGAGGCCCAAGGCGCGATGCCTGGCACCCCGAGTGGCTACTCGGGCGCGCTGGTGTATCTCTACGGCATCTCGAACGCCGGGAGCCAGTCGGGGCAAGCCGGCGTCGCCAACGTGCGTAAGAGCACCGTGTACGGCGCGACCTCCGAACTGACCGGCCTCGCGTACATTCCAGGCGCCTCGAGCGTGCTGGCCGGCGTAAACGTGGATCAAACGGTCGGCACCGCGACGCTCGCGGCCGCCGACATTCGCGCCGCGCTCGGCATGGCGTCGGCGAATCTCGACACGCAGATCGCGGGCGTGCAGGCGGACACGGACAACCTCCAAACGCGATTGCCCGCCGCGCTCACCGCCAACGGCAACCTCAAGGCGAGCCTGGTCGAGATCCTGACGACGGCGCTGACTGAATCCGTCGGCGGCTATCTCGCGGCGGCGTACAAGAAACTGCTCGATGTGGCCGTGCCCGTCTTCACGGTCGCGAGCGTAAACCAGACCGGCGACAACTACGCCCGACTCGGCGCACCGGCCGGCGCCAGTGCCTCGGCCGACATCGCGGCCGTCAAGGCCGTCCTCCCGGCCGCGCTCGTGAGTGGCCGCATGGATAGCAGCGTCGGCGCCGTGGCCGCTGGGGGGATTGCGGCCGGCTCCTTTGCCGCGAATGCGCTCGATGCCGTCTGGTCGACCGCGACGCGCGTGCTGACGGCCGCCACGAACCTCACGACCGCCCTGGCCACGCCGACCAACATCACCGCCGGCACGATCACGACGGTGACCAACCTCACGACCTACACGGGCAACACGCCGCAAACGGGCGATGCCTTCGCGCGCGTCGGCGCCGCCGGCGCCGGCCTGACCGCCCTCGGCGATACGCGCGTGGCGAACCTGGACGCGACGATCTCGAGCCGGACCAAACCCGCGGACACGCAGGCGCGCGTCACGCTGGTCGATACAACGACGACGCTGACGAATGCACCGGCAGATTCCGCGGGTGTCGGGACGCTCCTGACGCAGCTCGCCGCGTTGATCGCCACCGTCGGCACCGCGGGCGCCGGCCTCACGGCCGTGACGACGCAAGTGTGGGCCGCGGGCACGCGCACCTTGAGCAGCTTCGGCACCCTCGTCGCGGACACCATCACGGCGATCGGCGTGGCCTTCGGCATCGGCTCGTACCTCCGGAACACGGAACCGGACAACACGAACATCGGGATCGCGGCTGCCGCGGCGGCGAGTGCCGCGACGAATGCCGCGTTGCTCCAGGCGCGCGTACCCGCGAGCCCGGCCGCCGTCGGCTCGGCGATGACGTTGACGAGTGGCGAACGCGACAGCATCGCCGCCGCGCAGCTCGATCTCGCCAACGGCATCGAGGTCGGGCTCACCGAGCGCCAGGCGTTCCGGCTCATGGCCGCGGCGCTGGCTGGCAAGATCTCTGGCGCGGCTACCACGACCATCACGATTCGCAATGCCGTAGCGGACAGCAAGGATCGGATCGTGGCCACGGTCGACAGCGACGGCGATCGCACCGCCCTCACCGTGGATGTGAGCTGATGTTTGGGCTGCGCTACTTCCCGAAGCGGTTCTTCCCGGGGCGGTATTTTCCGCCGCTCGGGATCACGTTCGCCGACGCGTACGCCGCCGACTATCTCGAGGTCCCGGCCGTCGATCGCTGGCCGGCCGTCGAGGCGGTCGATCGGTGGCCGACCGTGCCCGCGGTTGATCGCGTCCTCGAGGTCCAACCATGACCTGGAAGGACGGCCTCTGCTTTTCGAAGGACCCGGACTCGAAGGAACCGCGCGGCTTGGATTGGACCGCGTACCTCCTGGAACTCGGCGCCGGCGTGACGATCAGCAGCCAGACCTGGGTCGTCGCCCCGACGGGCAGCCTGACGTTGTCGAGTCCGTCGATCGTGACGGGTGGCCTACAGACGCAAGTCCGACTGACGGGCGGCACGGTCAAGGCCCGCTACACGCTGACGAATCACATCGTCGCGAGTGACGGCACCGAAGACGACCGATCGTTTGACGTGCTCGTGAGGGATCGCTGATGGCGGACACCGTGCTCGAGGAGTTTCGCGCCCAACTCTACGCGGTGCGCGCGCAGGTCGACGCAATGATCTTGCGGGTCGAGGGGGTGCTCGGCGAGGCCGCGATCACTTGCCCGCATCCCGAAGACGAATGGCTGCCCACGAACTTCGGGCAGGTCCCGGTCTGCGGCCGCTGCCGGCAACCGGTGCGGCAGGGCAGCTGAGAACGTGGCGACGATGACGCCGGCGACGGTGCATCTCAACGCGCAACTCATTCGACACGGGGTCGAAGCGACGCGCGCGATCGAGCGGTGGCTGCAGGGGCAGCCGGCGAGTGAGACACGGGCGGAAGGATTCCGCGCCGTGCGATTTTGGGAACAGGTCTGGCAGGACGCCAGCCGAAAGCTCGCGGCACAACCCCGTGAGCCGAAGGAGCAGCAATGAGCACCGGACAAGTCATCAGCGGCCGCGGCACCAGCTTCGTGCTCGACGATAGCGTCGGCGGGACCCCGACCGATATCAGCACGTTTCTGAACAGCCTCAACTTCGACAACTCGCAGGAGGAGCTCGACGGGACGAACTTTCAGCCCGGCGTGAGCGATCCGACGAAAAACTACATTCCCGGCTTCAGTGATCGCTCGGGCGATTCCGGCGGCAACTGGAGCTCCAACGCGGAGGTCTTCTTCACCGCGGTGAACGGGCTTGTTGGCCTCAATTACGAGTACGGCCCCGACGGGACCGACCCGGGCAAACCGAAGATTTACGGCCTCTGCAACGTCTCGAGCTACAGCGGCCCGAAGTCCTCGATGGGCATGACGGTGTTCTCGGTCAAGTTTCGGATCACGACCCGCACGCTCGGCGTCTTCACGTAACCCGCAGCTCCGTGCGATGACACGGGCGCGATCGGTCCGGGGGCGTGTCGGCCCTCGGACCCGTCGCGCGTTTGGAGATCAGCATGCCCTTGAACTACGTCGAGTTTGATTTTCTCGAGAAGGTCGGCGAAGAGAAAAAGCCCCCGCGCCGGCTGCGCTATACGGTCACCACCGCGCACGCGCTCGACGAGCGCGCCGGCGTCGGCATCGGCGAGCTGATGTCGCGGCGGCAGAACGTGCACGCGATGGTGCTGATGACCTGCTACGCGCTCCAGTACAGCGACGCGTCGATGACCGAAAAACGCGCCGAGGCCCTGGTGCAACGCTTCATCGATCGGCAAGGCGACACCGGCGAGCTCTTCAAAGCGCTGGTGAAGGCGGCGAACCGGAGCGGCGTGTACGGGAAACCCGACGAGGACGACGAGGAGGAGGAGGACGCGCCGGCCCCAAACGCGACGAGCGCGGCGGCGTCACCGGAGCCGCGCCCGGGCGTCGACGACCGGGCGTAACGCCGTACGCGCATTGGTATCGGTACGCCGAGGCCATTGCGCTCGGCGAATTGGCGATGACGCCGCGGACGTTCGCGAGTTACTCGCCGCGCGAACTGCAACTGCGGATCGAGGGGTATCGCCGCGTGGATGACCGAGCGCTGTATCACGTGGCCACGCTCGCGGCCTGGGTCCTGAACGCCATCGGCAGCCGCGCGACTCAGGAGAAATTGATCGGCGACGCCGGCGCGACGGTCCTGCCGCCGCTGCCGCCGCTCCCGATCGGAAAGGACGACGACTGACCTGTGGGCACGATTGCCTCGCTCATCGTGAAGATCGGCGCGCAGGATGCGGAGCTGACGAAGTCGCTCGCGTCGATCGGGGAGCGCTCGAAGAGTGTTGACGCGGATCTGAAAAAGCTGGGCAACACGCCGCTCGCTGAAGCGGCGAAGAAATCCCTCGACACCTTGAACGCCACGATGAAAGGGATCACGGACGCCACGCAGCGGCTGGCGGATCGGTCCGTGGCCGCCTCGCAAGGGCTCACCGTGTTCGGCGCCAATCTGGGAGCGGTCGGCGGGGTGGCCAAACTGACCTCGCGAGATCTCGACGCGATGGCGCGCACGGTGACGCAAGGGCTCGATGCGTTCCGGGCGTTGGGACAGCAGGCGCCGGCGGACCTGCAGAAGGTCGCGGACGCGATCAAGGCGCAGCAGGCGGCCCTGAAGGCCGCCCCGAGCGGTGCCGCTGGTAGCGGGCTCTTCGATAGCGCGTTCGCGAAACTGACCGCCGCGTTCTCCGCCTCATCACTGATCGACAAGACGATCGGGGCCGTCACCGATCTGGGGCGGCAAGCGTTCGCGACGGCCGGCGCCCTCGTGGACATGTCGAACAAAACCGGGCTCTCCACCGACACGTTGCAGCGGATGGACTACGTCGCGAAGCAAAGCGGCAGCGACGTGTCCGCGTTTGCCGAGGCGGCGTTCAAGATGGGTGTCACGATCCAGGAGGGCTCTGGGAAAGCGCGGCAAGCTGCCGAGGATCTCGGGCTCTCCTGGCAGCAATTGCGATCGGCGTCGCCGGACGACCAATACAACATGGTCGTGAAGGCGCTCGAGGCGATGGAGAACCCTCAGCGGCGCAACACGGATGCCGTCGGCCTGTTCGGCAAAACCGCCAAAGACATCCTGGCGGCCATCGTCGACGGGTATAGCAAAGTCGCGGCAGGGGCGACCGTCGCGGGCGACGCGCAACTGAAGGCGATCGATGCCCTCGGCGATGCGTGGGACCGGTGGAAGTCGCGACAAAGCACCGCCTTTGCCCAGGCGATGGGCTCGGTCATCCTGCTGCATCAGGCGGTCAACACGCTCACGCAGGACGAGCGGGACTACATCCTGCAGACCCAGTTGTCGACGAAAACCGTTGAGGAATTCGACGCCGCACTGATCAAGGCCGCGGGACACAAGCAGCAATTCGGCAACATCGGTGGGCTCGGCGGGAAGGATATTGCGCTGCCGAACGAAACCGCGCCGCCGGTGCCCGAGTCCTTTGTCGCGAAGCTGAAGGCGGCGGAGGCCGGGTTCCGCGACTTGACGGCCGCGAAGAAGGCGGACCTCGTGGCCGCGTTCGCGATCGGCGCCAGCAACGACGACATCATCAACCAGATCGGGGTCACCGAAGGCGTGCTCGCCGTCGCTAAGAAAGCCTACGACGCCAACAAGTCCGCGATCGAGAAGGCGGCCGAGGCGCAAAAGAAATGGGTCGCCGCGGGGGCCGAGATTGCCTCCGTG